TGCTGATGCACTTGATCTTACAAAAGATCTATGTATCGCAGCAATGCGTAACTTTGATTTCCTTGTAACAGGTAATGCATGTACTGCTGGTAGTGATCTTATTACCATGCCTGGTGGTGTGACTGGTATTGTTGTTGGTATGAAAGTTCAGTCATACGCTGCTGTATCTTCAAATAATACTGAACCATCTGGTCTTCCATCCAATATTATACCAGCAGATTCCTATGTTGTTGAAATTGTTGATAATTCAACAATTAGAATTGGTGAGAAAGGTCAATATGTATTTGGTTCCCAATCATTTGATCCAAATGCTGGCAACTCAGTAGAAGCACAGAGTTCTTCTGGTAACCTCACACTTTGGTTTACACTTAGAGACGAGACTTTAGCATCTCCTTCAGACGGTGTGCAAAGAGACGGTATATTCTCCAATGTAAGAACTTCCTACGACGATAGCGTTATTCAAGACATCGTTGGACCAGGAGAGTCTGAATGTTCTGAAATTGCCAGCGTTATTAATCAATATTTTGTTGATATCAAGACCATTCTTTCATCTCCATTTGGTGAAGATGGTGTAGATAGAATTGAACCCGACACTGATTTCTCTCAACTTTCTAAGAGAGCAACTTTATTTACTGTTGCTGGTGGTAATCCACACCAGATGGAAACTGGAACCGCAGTTAGACTTGTTCCAAAAGCAATTCCCGGTACAAATCCAGATCCAAGATTAATTAGACTACCAAAAGGATTTGACACAAATACAAAATACTATGTAATTGCTCCAGCAAGAAAGACATCCCCATTTGATTATTCAACAACCACAGCATTTGATCAAACATCACCAACGGTGTTTATGCTTGCATCAACACCAGAAAATGCTAGAGCTGGCAACTACATCTATTCACCAGAAACTGACGCGATAGATTCTAACGTTTATATTGAAGTTAATAAGTATATTATCGATCAGAAATTTGATCTGTATCAGTACGATTGCACTCTAGAAGGAACTACCATCAGAAGTGCATTAACTCACTCTATTGATATACCCATTGATGGTGTTGAACCACAAAAAGTATTCATTAGACCGTTTGATAATGTTACTCCAGTTCCAAATAAAACAGTTGGTCAGTTTGTAATTCCAGTTAGCACACAAGATGAGTATTATGTAAGATATATTGATAACAATAGATTCAACATCTTCACTAGTTTTGCTGATGCATTAACTGGAGACAACGCAGTGTCTCTATCTGGAAATACTAAATTTAAAGTTTTCTCCAGCAAGAGATTTTCTCCACTTAAATTTGATCCAAAACCAACAAGTAATGGGTTAGTAACCAGTTCAACTGGTCAGTGGTACTTACAGTGTGAAGATAGAAAGACCAATCCTACAGATATTCTTGGTAGAATTGCGATTAGTGGAGATGTTACATATTCTGGTCCAAGTCCAGCAGAGAGTAGATCTAATGATACATTCTTTGAAAGAGTTAATGATGAGAGAATTCCTGAGGATAGAATTTACAAACTGAGATATGTAATTCCTTCTTATCTAGAGACAGTTCGTGATCCTCTCAATGGATTTGTTATCAAAGCCAGAACTGATACTAAGCGTAGATTAAGACCACAAAAAATTGTTCTGAAACCAGTTATTGAATCATTGCACAGTTCGGATGAATCTTATTCATCTAAATCTGTTGCTACTTTTGTAAATAGTTCTACTTTTAACGTTGAATATCAGAATACATCAGAAAGATTAGGATTCTCCAAGAGAAAATACTATGAAGCTGGGGTATCAGAGAATGATATTAAATATGATCCATATGCGAACCCAAGAATTCTAAGAACAAAACTTGGAAAGATTGACTTTACCATTCAGTCTGCACGAGTTATTACACAGACTAAATTTGATGGTAGCGAGAACGTTGATTATAAGTATCTTGAGATTACAGCTTTTGATCACACTCTAGAGCAACCATCTATTAAGGATGAAAGATTTGTTGTTGTTGAAATTAGCGCACCTCAAGGTGCTGCTGGTACGTTTGCATCAAATGTTTCAACAAATGGTAATGCTAACTCTGTTCAATGGACTGGCGCAAGTTCCGGAACAGGATATGTACATGCAATTCTTACAACATCAAATCCAGTAGCGACACCAAAATCAGATAATGGAGTAAAATATTATTTGATCATTAAAGGTATTGAAACTGGTTCTATTAAGTACAATCCGTTAGTTCCCACAGTATTCACGCAACCACAAGGTGTAGGTATCAGTGCAACTCTACTAGGAAAACCTGATAGCATTGGTGATCCAGATGGCGCAAGTAAGTCTGCAAAAGAGGATTACTTATATTCCGTCAAGGGAGCAAATATCTATAGTTTAGTTCCTGGTGACATCATCACTGCTGATGACGATGAAGACTATTATATTGATACTGTTGAGGATGCTGGTGAGATTGAAGATACATTCTACATTTTCGATATCCAAGAACTCAAAGAAAGAATCCCTGGACAGCAGGATGGTATTTACTATCTAATTTGTCTCAAGGGTAATGTTTCTCCATACCCAACAGGCGCTGGTGTTGGACAAAACTTCAGAGACTTTAAGTTCTCTCAACCAATTTCTTATCTATATCCACAAGACTATAAGAACGATCCATTCTGGTTCGAGCAATTGGATCAAGATTTTAATGATCCTCCAGCAACTAGTTCTGCTGCTGATAACTATGTTCATGGATTGGTTACAGTTAATGATGCAAGATATTCAGAAACCAAAGAGGTTATTAACTTCTTAAAGGAAAATCCAGCACTATCTTCATACGAGTACGATAATTACATTGACCCAGATTATGTTGTTGGTGATGAATTTGATGCTTCTGTTGATGCTAGAATTAGAGCACAGAGTGGAAACGCAGTCTCTGGTGCTGAGGATCGTAAGATTCCAATCAAAGGAAACAATCAATATCCTACAGATTCGAAACTATACGTTGAACTTAGAAGACCATCTATTGCAAGATCCGGTAACCATACATTTGAGTATCTAGGATTTGGTCCTGGTAACTACTCAACTGGTTTCCCATTACGTCAGGAAGTTATTCTAACGGACTCTCAGGATTTCTATGCCCAGTCTAAGCGTGAAGATGGCGGTATCGTCTTCTACACTGGTCTAAACTCCAATGGAGACCTCTACATCGGTAATAAGAAAGTTAATGCTATTACTGGTGAAGAAACTTTCTTAGAGAGTGCTCAACTAATTGGATCTGAGGATGAAGATGATAATGTGGGAGATAGTTTTGTAACCACATTTGAAACTCCAGTAACCTTTAATAATAAAATTACCGTTAATGGACCAGCAGCATTTACTAAACCAATCACTCTTAGTATTGCTGCTGAAGATATTGTACCACCATCTTATGCTCTGCAGATTCAGAGCAATGTAGATTCTTCTACTCTAGGTGAAGATCCAACTCTCAGTAGAAGTAATTTCCAAGTAAGAACTGATGGTGATATTACTCTATCCAAGAATAGAATTCAATCCGCAATTTTCTCTGTAAATCCAAGAGGAAACACCTCTTATCCTGGCCAGAGATACACATTTAAGACTCATTATGCAACCGAATCTTCTATTGCAAGAGCATCTAACTTAACACCATCTCAATTTGTAGCAAAATATGACATCAATATTGCATCTACATTAAGTTCCAATAGACTTTTTGATAATCAGGTTGTGTATTATGGAAATGTCAATAATACACCAGTTCCTGGAGATGTTCTATTCAAAGGTAAAGAAATTGGTGATAGTGGATCTTTAGGATGGATCTACGCTAATACCTATGTTGATATTCCAAATGAGGTTGTTTCAGCAGTTGCTACTCCTAAGCAAGATGAACTTGGCAACATTGGTATTCAATTAGGACTTGGTAGCGAGATTACTCCACTTCCATTAGTTAGACTTATTTGGGCAAATCAAGATGGATCGCCAACTACAAACGCTGATCTTAGAATTCAGTATGGATTAATTTCTGAGTCATTTATTCGTGTAAGCGGCATTACTGGTGATCTGGAAGGATATCTAAATGGTATATTCCCAATTTATCAAGACACATTTAATGATTCATCTACCTTTATTGATGTAGTCGTTGCAACTCCTATTGCTGAATATGATATTTTAGAAACTTGGAGTAATTACCCATTTGCTAATGTTTCTGTATCTAACTCTCAGTGGAGAGAAATGGGCGTAATTGGTTCTGAATCCATCAGAACTAATACAAATGCTCTAGGTAACTATAAGTTAGGAATTAACACAGTATCTCGTAGCGCACACAGCGCATATCTAAATGGATATGTAGATAAGTCATCAGATAGAACCACTGATCCTAGAGCAAATCTGGATGTTGTTGGTAATGCCTTCATTAGTGGTACTTCGGACATTTATATTGACCCAATCACTGGAAATACACAGTCTGAGTATAAAAATGCTATAGATCCCGCTAACAGAACAAAGAGATATGTAGAAAATGCATTCTTAGTTGGTGGAGATGAGTATTCTCCAGATGATCATGCATCGTTTAGAATTGCTACTGGTCATGGAACACAAACTGAAAGAGAAACCAAAGATGGCAGAGTTGGTATCAATCTAACGAATGATCAACTAAATGGAACTGCTGATGCTGGAATTTATAATAAAGCATTGGCAGTTAATGGTCCTGCTACTATCAGTGGTAATGTAAGGTTTGAAAGAAACCTTGAGTTGAATGGTGCAGCACAAGATGATTATGATGGCACATATGGAACTGCAGCTTTAACTTCTAGAGCAACAACATTCAACCTTATTGATACAGATATTGCAAATAATGTTATTAACCTTAGCATGGGTGGTAGCATTGCCAATATCGAAATGTTCCATGATTACACTGGAGACCAGGTAATTAAAATTGGATCTCTTGCTGGATCACAACTTTCAACATCCACAACTGAATTTACATTACACGCTGCTTCTCGCAACTCCGTAATTAATCTTGGTGTTGTTGATAATACACCAGGTAATTCATCACTAATTACCATTGGTGGTGCTATTAATACAGGTAGCGATTCTGAATTCTTTGTCAGAAACTTTAAGACTACATTGGCTGGTAAGTTAATTATCAGAGGTGGAGCAAGTGATCAGGATGATACCGGTATTATTGAAGGTGAGGGAATTCAGAAGTTTAATTTCTTACCAGCTGGTGTTGTAGAGTTAAACATTGGTGATTCTGCTACCGTACTAAATCTTGCAGGTGTCAGTGGAACCACTCAAGTTAGAAATAGTCTGTTGGTTCAGGGATCTGCAGAAATAAGATCTGATATTACTCTGGAAGGTGGATTGAGAAACAGTAACATCCAAATCAATAGAAATGTATTTGGAAGTATTAATATTATTTCTCTACAGAGAGATACAAATTTAGTTACAGTTACTACGGAAAATCCACACCAGTTAGCACAAAACCAATTGGTTGAAGTTCTTACAAGTGACTTCTCGTTTAATACTGCTGGAACTGTGCCCGTTGCTTCAGTTCCAGCACCAAATCAATTCACTTATATTGATGTAGATACAGATCTTCCACTCACTGCAGCAACTGGTACTGTTATTACTGGTATTGGATTGTCTCAAGCAACTGGTAGTGTCGATGATAATAATTTCAACATAGATTTCTATGCAAAACTTGAAAATATTGCATCTCTACTGCCCGTTGCAAACTTTGCTGGTGGTAAGTTACTACTTGATTTTAACTACTTGAATGCTAATGATCCAATATTCTTCACTGATATTGGAAACCTAACAGGTGTTTCAGCATTTACAACTTATTATGTATTCTCTTCTGATAGTGCTGGCATCTTCTTAAAAGCAAATCTAAATGATGTAGTTGAGCTTCCTATTGGTATTGATCCAGCAGCTGGTGGAGATGTTGGATCCGCTACTATCGTTCTCGCACAGACTGCTATTGATACTCAAGGTAATGATCCTTGGGGAGGATCTGATTACGATCAAGGAAATGGTGTTTATAGATTATACATCAACAATCCAAATGGATTAGCAACAAATCGTTATCTATTAGTTGGCACTGAAGTTCTTCTTACTGTTGGTGATCCTTCCCCACTCTATCCATTCTATATTGATGTTGTAAGAGCTAGAGATAATACAAAACAACAAGAACATGCTGATGGAAGTAGAATCTATCTACTTTCCAAACAGGAAAGCGCAACTCTCATCTTCCCCAATGCTTTACTCCCAGGTGATACACTTTTAAACATTGGTGAGTTCTCTGCAACTATCCAAAATGGAGATCTGTTCTTACTCAACCCAGGAACACAATCTGCTGAATGGGTGGAAATAATTGGAACTAATCCATCTGATGCTCAAAGATTAGTTGTAAATGATGGTGATTTTGGAACTGAATTCCAACCATTCCCAGCCAGAGAAACATTCAAGGTTGTCAGTTCTACTGGTAATACTAGAATTATTGGAGATCTTACAATTGGATATGACACCTCTGTAAATTCTCTCTTGGATGATGACTCCGCCAATTCACTTAATATTAACGCTAGAAGTGGAATTAGTTCCAGTTTAGCAACTGGTGCTGGTGCATTTCAAACTGGTGGTGGTAATCTAAGAGTACATAACTCTATTGAACTTTCTGGTACTTCAATTGAAACTCTACCGGAGAGACAATACTTCTTAATTACTGATGGTCAGTATCCAGTATTCTTTACTGAATCTGCTACAGGAGACACAAGTATTTTTGAAGGTGGTTCTCTAAGAATTTACAGCGACAAATACTATACTGGTGGTGGATGGGATAAAGGTAGAGACAACGAGGCGGAACTTATTAAGTTCGAAGTTCAAGGTGACACTGGTAACTCTCTAATTGCTGGTACATTGAGAATTGGTAATGACTTGAATGTTGGTACATTGGTTGATCCAAATGCTCCTGAAGGTGGAGCAAACGTATATACTTCTAGATTCTCTATTGATGCACAAACTGGTTCTCTTAATCTAGGAAATACATTGACGGTGGGTGGTATAACTTCAGCAACTCCTAGTGCTGGTGTTCCAATCTTCACTATCAATGGATTAGGTGAAAATGGAAACAGTCCATTTGTGATCAAACAAGATTCTTCTGTTGATGCGTTTGGTGAAGAAAATTATTTAAATGAAAATGGTGGAAGAAAGACCGTATTTGTATCTGCACAAGGTAATACTGACGCAACTTCAATCCAACTGAAACCAAATATCCAATATGCAGTTCGTCCTAGTTCCAATCTAATTCTTAGATTGCCTGGCACTGATGAGAATGTTCAAACTGGTGACATGGTTCGTATCGTTGATATTGGTGGAGCACTTAACTTTGGCGTTAATTTAGTTATTCGTGCAGATACTTCAGTTCCAATTCAAGGAAATGTTGGTGGTACAACCTTAGGGGGACGTGCTGATGCCTATAACGGTGGTGAATTAATTATTAACACACCAAATGCCGCCTTTGGTTTAATTTATCTTGGTACGATAGATGGAGATGGAAATACTATTCCTGGTGTAAATCAGGGTTGGTTCTTAATGGAGATTTAAATTTCTATGTCAATTTTCTACAGCAAAACTAGAGTAAATAAAGGATTTCCGGTTGGTACTATACTTCCCTGGTCTGGATCTTCATCCACAATTCCTAAAGGTTGGTTGGCGTGTAGATCATCGGGATCATTAAAAGTTACGGATTACCCAGATCTTTATCGTACTATTGGGAATACTTATGGTGGTGCTCCAGGAGTAACTTTTAATTTACCAAATCTAAATGATGGATCGAGTGGTGTTATGGACATTTTCCGGGGACATTATTACTACCTAAAAGAGGTTTATAATAATGAGACTGTAAATCCAGAAAGAAATTTACCACACATTCCTGAAACTACAACTATTTCTGAAGATTCATTTTGGATTAATGTTGGTGATGTTGATGACGGTGACTCAACCTCAAATATACAAACAAATTACATTTCTGATTTTGATATCGTTGGGGAACTACAAAACATTAATACTTTGACTGGTAAATTTGAAAAATTAGTTTTAGTTGAGGGTGAATTTACCAAGGTTCTATCTGTTACTGGTAGAAAACTTAGTGATGTTCATATACCATCTCACTCTCACCCAAACGAAGCAACTACTGATGACAGTTATGAAGCTATTGGTAATCCAGTAGCTGATAATGGATCGAGTGGTCAGGCTTCAGGTGGTGGTTGTGGAAATTGGGGAAATTTTGATATTTTTTGTAGAATTACTGCATCTTGTGGGTGTATCAATAGACCGGTTTATTGGGGTACTAATGGACTCAATAATATGTCTGGAATGGTTCAAGGAATTGGTTCGGGCGGTTTGGGAGATACGAATGCTGTTCCATGGAACGCAATTGCTGCTCAATATCCAGCATATGGTCAAAATGGTTTAAGATTTGGTGGTGGTGCTTTTGGATCATGTAGTGGTGGAGAAACATCTTCTGTTTGTTATGTTCCTGGTGATGGATTTTCTGGGGGAGATATGTATTCACATATAAGCGGACAAAAATATTTCTTCACTAGTTTAGCTCCATCCTCTGTTACATCCGAAACTGGAAGTGGTCATTTTGCTGAAGCTGAGGCATTGAGATCATTTGAGAGAGTTGTCCCTCACTTTCACGGAGCAGCCACAATCACATTTAGTTCGAAATATATTAGAGTTAATTCTCCAGTTGTTATCAATGATATTCAACTTGGATCCGTGCAGATAAATAACACAACAGGAGAAAATTTTGGAATTATATCTATTAATACCGCGACTCCAACACTAACGATGCAGTACATCATCAGGGCATACTAATGGCTTACGGATTAAATAATTCTTACTCTTTTCAGAAGGGAAAATATGGTGGTGTATCTGGAATGATATTTCCTTTTTTCACCGCGTTAGATAATATTACTCCAGATATACAGTACGAAACTATTATTCCTGCAGGATATTTAAAATGTAAGGGACAAATATTGTCTGCCAATTTATACAGATCACTTTCTGAAGTTATTGGTGTTGGTTCTAACTGTATTTACAGAAAAGATGGTGTAGAATTGGACAATGCAGAAGGTGGTGCTGGAGGTCAAATTCAACTTCCAGATTTGGGATCAAAGTATATTGTTGGTTCTGTTAATCCTGGTGTTCTACTGAATACTGGTACTGTATCTGAAAATGTTTTGAGAGCTGGTATTGAGGTTGATATATCTACTCAAGGATCCACAGCTGATTTTTTCTATACTGGAGCGTTTAATGTTCCATTTAGAGATTTGCAAGTAACTGGAAGTCCCATTGCTTTGTCTCCGGAAGCTTATACTGATGAGACAGATTTGGCAGTGACTAATTTCCTACCACATGGACATATGAGTACTCATAAAATTGGTAGAAGAGTTAATACAAACTGCCAAGCAATTACTGGTAATGCAAGATGGATTCAGAAAAATTATTTTTGTAGCAGAGCAGGACAATCAGTCTGTTCGCCTGATAGTAATTATGGGTTTAGATTTGGTCCTGTAGCAATTGGAGATGAAGGCAGTGATGAGGGAACACTTCATGA